GAGAAAAGATCACCATCATGGTACCACAGGATCTTAGCACTACATGGATGGAAGATCTAATCGAGTTTCGCAAGATCGGCGCGTTCTGTGTACGTACCGAGGAGCTGCAAGGCGGATCTGCGGAGTCCGGAAAGCAGAAAGAAGCATATCCGGATAACGATGGCGGATCCTACACGATGGAACACGGCAAGGTAGAAAAGGTTCCGGAACCGGAAAAGCAGAAGAAACCTAAGGTCGATACCGGCAAGATCAAGGCCTTGGCAGACGCAGGATGGTCTGCCCAGAAGATTGCTGAGGAAATGGGCCTGAGCGCTCCGACAATCAGAAGATACCTGAAGGAGGCTGAGTCGTGATCGAGATCATTCGTGAACGCGAACATTATGCCATATACCTGGACGGCGAGTTCCGCTGTTCCTGTGACAGTATGGCGGAAGTAACAGAAGAACTGATTTCCATTGAGGAGGAAAACAAATGAGCAAGAAAGGATGTTCACATCAGACTGGAAGGCCGCGGTCATTTCGCAGACGTGGTCAAGGACATGGACGCAGATCTGGTCATCGCGTACATCATGAACTTTGGAGAGGACGCAACGGATACAGATATCGCCATGGTTGGCCGCCACACCATCGGCCGTAAAGAATTCGCTGATCAGCTTGGTCGTATTACCGCATCGATGCTCACATCGGCTTTTGATAACGAGACGGGAGCTCCCGAGTGCTGGACCAAATTCGAAGAGGCGTTTAAGGACGAGCTGACCAAGAAAGCAGAGAAGAAGCTCAAAGAGATGTTCTTCAAACTTAAGGAAATGTTTGAAGACAATGACGACAAAGAAGAAGAGGAGACATGAGCTTAAAAATCAATAGCCTGCAGTTTGAGAACATCAAGCGTATCAAAGCTGTCCAGATGAAGCCGTCTGAAACCGGGCTGACTATTATCGGCGGAGATAACGAACAGGGAAAGACATCTGTCCTGGATGCAATCGTCTGGGCCCTGGGCGGCGAGAAGTACCGGCCGTCAGAAGCACAGCGTGAAGGATCCGTGCTTCCGCCTTCCCTGAAGATCATCATGAACAATGGCCTTGTGGTGGAACGCAAAGGAAAAAACTCAGACCTTAAGGTGACGGATCCGACCGGAAAGAAGGCCGGGCAGACACTGCTGAATGAGTTTATCGAAGAGCTGGCGCTGAACCTTCCAAAGTTCATGGAGGCCTCCGGTAAGGAAAAAGCAAACACTCTCTTGCAGATCATCGGTGTGGGTGATCAGCTGGCGGAACTGGATCTGAAGGAAAAGGAATTATATCAGGAACGTCTGTATGTTGGCAGGACCGCAGACCAGAAGAAGAAATATGCTGCAGAGCAGCCTTATTATCCGGATGCACCTGAAGAGCCGGTGAGTCCCTCAGAACTGATCAGACAGCAGCAGGAGATTCTTGCCAGGAATGGCCAGAGGGAGCAGTGGAAACGGGAATATGCCACTATCTGTAATGAGATGGAGATCCTGGAACGGAAGATGGAAGAATACAGGGAAGTTCTCCGGAGAAGCGAGGCCCAGCATAAGGAGCTGGAGAAAAAAATGATCGCTGCCCAGAAGAGTCCTAAGGAACTTCAGATGGAATCCACTGAAGAGCTCGAGCAGAGCATCGCCAATATCGACGAGATCAACCGGAAGGTCCGGGCAAATCTCGATAAGAGCAAAGCGGAGGATGACGCGAAGGTCTACGGTGATAAGTATACCATGCTGACAGAGCAGATCGAGGAGGTCCGCAGGCAGAAGACAGAGCTTCTTTCGAGCGCGCAGCTTCCGCTTCCGGGACTGGCCGTATCAGATGGGGAACTCACCTATAAAGGGCAGAAGTGGGACAACATGTCCGGCGCGCAGCGTCTGATCGTTTCTGCAGCCATTGTGCGGAAGCTGAATCCGAAATGCGGGTTCGTCCTGATGGATAAGCTTGAGCAGATGGATCTGAAAACGCTGAAAGAGTTCGGGAAGTGGCTGGAACAGGAAGATCTGCAGGTGATCGCTACCAGAGTGAGCACCGGGGAAGAATGCTCCGTCATCATCGAGGATGGATATGCCAGGGAGGTACCCGAAACAAAGCCGGTATTTGTTCCCAAAAGATGGGATGAAGGAGGTTTGTAATGGAGATCACTAGAGGAATCATCAGCGGAGCGAAGAAGGTCGTCATATACGGCCCGGAAGGGATCGGGAAGAGCACTTTTGCATCAGGTTTCCCTGATCCGCTTTTCATCGATACGGAGGGATCCACAAAGGAAATGGATGTGGCCAGGCTGCCCGTACCTTCTTCCTGGACTCAGATCAAGGAAGAGGTCAGATATGTGTATCAGCATCCGGAAGTATGCAGGACGCTGGTTATCGATACTGCTGACTGGGCTGAAAAGATGGCCATCCAGTCAGTTCTGGATGAACACAACAAATCAGGGATCGAGGACTTTGGTTACGGGAACGGTTACAGGTATGTGTTCGAGAAGTTCGGGGAACTGCTGAACCTGCTGAATGATGTGGTGTCTGCAGGTATCAATGTAGTCCTGACAGCCCATGCTACACTCAGGAAATTTGAACAGCCGGATGAACTTGGCGCTTATGACCGCTACAGCATGAAGCTGATCGACAGCCCCAAGACCTCTAACAGCGCAGCTGTAAAGGAATGGGCCGATATGGTCCTGTTCGCTAATTACAAGACCATTGTGATCACGGACAGCAAGACCAAAAAGACGAAAGCACAGGGCGGTCAGCGGGTGATGTATACCACTCATCACAGCTGCTGGGATGCTAAGAACAGGTATGGTCTGCAGGATGAGCTCCCGTTCAAATATGACGAGATCAGGAGCGTGATCGAGAATGCTCCCGCTGCAGCTCCGCAGAAGAAAGAGACACCGAAACCTGTAGAGAAACCTGCAGAGCAGCCTGCAGGGGAACCGGCAAGGATGCAGCCGGAAGAGACTGCACCTGATCCCGCAGCCGGGGAGACCCCGCAGGAGACCAGGCGGGAGTACGACAAGCGTATCCCGAAGGCCCTGCGGGATCTCATGATGCAGGACGATATCGATGAATGGGATATCGAGAACTTCGCAGTGTCAAAGGGCTTTGTCCCTTACGATACGAAGATCTGGGATTATGAGACCGTTAATCCGGGGATCATCAACGGTTTGTTCGTTGCCCAGTGGGAGAAGGTCCGGGACCAGATCAGACAGATGAACAAGGATATGGCAGTGCCATTTAAGTAAAGGAGGAAGATAGGTTATGGCAGTAAACGGATATGAACTGGATTGGGACAGCACGATTGAAAACGATGAGCAGCAGTATACGCTGCTCGACGAGGGAGACTACAGCTTCGTCGTGGATCACATTGACCGTACATATGTTGGAAGTGAATCCGAGAAGTATGCAGGTGCCAAGATGGCAACGGTATACATGAACATCCAGGTCGCCGGACAGGAGCCTGTCCAGGTGCGTGAGAACTTTATCCTGCACTCGAACTTCGCATGGAAGATCGGCAGTCTGCTCGTAAGCGTCGGCCTTAAGAAGAAGGGTGAGCCGATCAGCGGGAATTACTGGAACAGGCTGCCGGGTACACGCGGACGCTGCAAGATCGTCCAGAACGCAGGCAAGCGCAATCCTGAGCAGAAGTTCAACAATATCGCCACTTTCTACCCGCCTGATGGAAAGGGTGACAGCGGGGCCGGCAAATGGGCAATCTGATGCTCAGACCGTACCAGCAGGAAGCGCATGACTCCATCCTTGATAAGTGGGAGCACGGCGCAGACAGGCTCCTGCTGGTTCTCCCGACCGGGACCGGAAAGACGATCGTGTTCGCAGCCGTGACCAGCGACAGGGTCAGACAGGGAAGCAGAGTGCTGATCCTTGCCCACCGTGGAGAACTGCTGGAACAGGCTGCGGATAAACTTTCTAAAAGCACGGGACTGGGATCAGCGCTGGAAAAGGCGGATGCTTCCTGCCTCGGTTCCTGGTTCCGGGTGGTCGTCGGATCGGTTCAGACGCTTATGCGGGAAAGCCGTCTGAAACGTTTCCCGAGAGACTACTTTACGACCATCATTATCGATGAAGCACATCACAGCATCTCTGAGAGTTATCAGAAGGTGCTCAGGTACTTTGATAAGGCGAAGGTGCTCGGAGTGACCGCAACCCCGGACAGGGGTGATATGAGGGACCTTGGGTCATACTTCGAGCAGATCGCCTATGAGTACACACTGCCAGCGGCCATCCGGGAAGGATACCTGTCTCCAATCAAGGCCCTGACGATTCCGCTGAAGATCGATATCAGCCAGGTGGGCATCTCAGCGGGCGACTTCAAGACCGGCGAGATCGGAACGGCCCTGGACCCTTACCTGGAGCAGATCGCGACAGAGATGGAGACATATTGCAGGGACAGGAAGACAGTCGTGTTTCTTCCCCTGGTGAAGACCTCACAGAAGTTCCGGGACATTCTGATCAGACATGGGTTTGAAGCAGCTGAAGTCAACGGCAACAGTGAGGACCGGGCGGAGGTACTTAAGGATTTTGACGATGGCAGATACAACGTTCTTTGCAACAGTATGCTGCTTACGGAGGGATGGGATTGTCCTTCTGTGGACTGCATCATAATCCTAAGGCCGACAAAGGTGCGGAGCCTGTATAGCCAGATGGTAGGAAGAGGCACCCGACTCTACCCGGGAAAGCCGCATCTTTTGCTGCTGGATTTCCTCTGGCTGACGGACAGGCTGGATCTGTGCCATCCGGCATCCCTGATATGCGAGGATCCGGAGATCGCCCAGAAGATGACTGAGAACATGGCAGAAGCCCCCGGAGTCGCCCTCGATATCGAAGCTGCGGAAAAGACCGCCTCGGAAGATGTCCAGCGCGACCGCGAGGAAGCCCTGGCAAAGAAACTGGCAGAACAGAGGAAACGGAAGAGCCGCCTTGTGGACCCGCTGCAGTTCGAGATGTCGATACAGGATCTTGACCTGGTGAACTACGTCCCGCCTTTCGGAAAGGATATGCAGCCTCCTACAGACAGTCAGAAGAAGACTCTTGAAAAGCTGCAGATCAATCCCGACGGGGTAGAAAGTGCCGGAAAGGCAGATATCCTGATCGAACGGATCCGTGACAGGCAGCTGCGCGGGATGGCTACTCCCAGACAGATCCGGCAGCTGGAGAACCGCGGATTTGAAAATGTAGGAACCTGGAGTTTCGAACAGGCCAGGCGCCTGATCGACCGGATCGCAGGCAATGGCTGGCGGACACCTTATGACATTGATCCACATACATACACCCCGCCGGATATCATTCCGGATGTCGCTGGCTGGTAAGGAGTTGTTATGACAGAAGATCTGAACATGATACTGGACCATCTGAATCCCGGAGACTGTTCCTACCAGGAATGGTGCGACGTAGGGATGGCGCTGAAGTACGAAGGTTACAGCGTCGATGACTGGGATCGCTGGAGCAGAAAGGATCCCGGAAGATATCACAGTGGGGAGTGCGCGAAGAAATGGCGTACCTTCAATGGTGCCGGGACTCCTGTTACCGGCGGCACGATCTTCCATCTGGCTGTTGAACACGGATGGCAGCCTGAGACAGGCGGCCATGAACTGGACTGGGACTCGGAGATAGATCAGGATGGCGTGGTCGTGGATTCCAATTGGGTGGAAAACCGGGATATCCATGCACCTGATGTATGGAGCCCGAAGGATCAGCTGACGACCTATCTGCAGACCCTGTTCGAGCCAGGTGAGACAGTCGGATTCGTGACAAGATCCTGGAAGAATGAAAAGGGCAAATATCTCCCTAAGGATAAAGGGATATATACAAAAACGGCCGGTCAGCTCATAGAGGAGCTGGCCAGGGCCGGGGAAGATATCGGTAGCGTGGTCGGTGATTATGACAGAAACGGCGGTGCCTGGATCCGGTTCAATCCGCTCGATGGGAACGGCGTTACGAACGAAAATGTAACGGAATTCCGGTATGCCCTCGTGGAGTCAGATGATATGGAACTGGAGCGCCAGAACGCCATCATCCGGGAACTGGAGCTTCCGGTAGCAGTCCTGGTGCATTCCGGCGGCAAGAGCCTGCATGCGATCGTCAGGGTTGATGCGGCAGACTATCCGGAATACAAGAGACGGGTCGATTACCTCTATGAGATCTGCGAGAAGAACGGCATGACCATCGACAAGCAGAACCGGAACCCGTCCAGACTCTCCAGGATGCCAGGCTGCATCCGTGGGGAGAACAAGCAGTACATTATTGAGACCAATCTCGGCAAAGGCAGCTGGACGGAATGGCATGACTGGATCGAGTCTGTCAGCGACAATCTCCCTGATGTGGAAGGCCTGGCAGAAGAATGGGACAGCATGCCGGAGCTTGCCCCGCCTCTTATAGATGGCGTGCTCAGGCAGGGCCACAAGATGCTTATCTCTGGACCTTCGAAGGCCGGCAAGTCCTATCTGCTGATCGAGCTCGTCATTGCCATAGCTGAAGGCCGGAAATGGATCAACTGGGACTGCTCCAGGGGACGCGTGCTTTATGTCAACCTGGAGCTGGACAGGGCCAGCTGCCTGCACAGGTTTAAAGATGTTTACAAACACCTGGGATGGCAACCGGAGCATCTGGCCAATATCGACATCTGGAACCTGAGAGGAAAATCGGTTCCGATGGATAAGCTGGCTCCGAAACTGATTAGGAGGGCCATGAAGAAGAATTACAAGGCGATCGTCATTGATCCCATCTACAAGGTCATTACCGGTGATGAGAACAGCGCTGATCAGATGGCTAAATTTTGTAATCAGTTTGACCTGGTGTGTACGGAGCTTGGGTGCGCGGTGATCTACTGCCACCATCATAGCAAAGGCGCCCAGGGAGGCAAGAAGGCGATCGACAGGGCTTCCGGATCCGGTGTGTTTGCCAGGGACCCCGATGCCGTCCTGGACCTGATCGAACTAGAGACTACAGCAGACCTGATGCTCCAGCAGGAGAACAAGGGCCTGTGCAACGTGTGCAGGCAGTATCTGGATGCCCACTGGAAGTGGCAGGATGACCTTTCTGAGGACGATCTGTTGAACCATAAGCATCTGATCTCGTACTGCGAGAATAACCTGGATGAATGGCAGATGAAGGCCCTCAGGAGGCAGCTGAATGAGGAACTTGCCTCCATCAGAGCCATGACTGCCTGGAGGATCGAGGGGACGCTCAGAGAGTATCCGAGGTTCGAACCTGTGGATCTGTGGTTCCGGTATCCTATTCATCTGATAGACCTGGCCGGATCCTTAAGCGATGTGAAGCCGGAGTTTTCCAAGACACCTTATGAGATCCGGAAAGAGGCTGCCAAAGAAAAGTCGGAGAAGGAGAGACGCGAGAAGATCTCATCTTTCACGGTTGCCTTTGAAGGACTCGAAGATGAGGAGGGAAAGGTTCTCGCGGAAGACCTGGCGGAGCAGCTGGCGTGTAACCAGAGGACGCTCCTGGGGTGGCTCGGAAACAGTAAACGGAAGATCAAGGAGCTGGCAGATGAATTTGAAAAGACACAGACCGACGGAAAATCATCTGTCATGATCAGACGAAAAAAGAAGAAATGACAGGGTGCGACCGACTTAACAAAATAACCTTGTCGCACACGTTGCAGGGTGCGACCGACTTAAAAATATATCATTGTCGCTCGTGTCGCAGGATAGGGTGCAACGTATCCGACCATACTAGCGTTGTCGCACCCTAAAGCCTGAAAACAGGGTGCGACGTGTGCGACGATACTAGCATTGTGTTTTGTCGCAGGGTGGGTGCGACCGACAGCTATGTATTACATACATATATGTGTGTGTCGCACACCCACTCACGTGGGGGATGAGACGACGTGAACTTTCGTCGTCATCTCACCCGCCCGTGGGGTGGGTGACCAAACCTGTAACAGGGTATGAAGAGGGAGGAAAAGATGATCCAGTTTTTTATGCCGATGATACCACCGACCGTGACTCACCAGGAAAAGAAGATCCATGTGGTCAATGGTAAGCCGGTCTACTATGAACCGATGGAATTGTTGAACGCCAGATCAAAACTGAGGGCAGCACTGGCGGCTAACCGTCCGGAGGAACCTTTTGACACCGCAGTCGAACTGGTGACTAAGTGGTGCTTCCCAATCACCGGTTCCCATCACTCCGGTGAGTACCGGACCAGCAGACCGGATACCGACAACCTGCAGAAGCTCCTGAAGGACTGCATGACCGCTTCCGGCTTCTGGAAGGATGATGCGCTGGTGGCCAGGGAGGTGGTCGAGAAATTCTGGAGCGATGTCCCGGGGATCTACATCCGGATCGAGGAGCTGAGATGACTATATACGCAAAGTATCAGCTGATCGTCGATGCATGGAGGTTCTGGCAGGATCACATCGATCCTAAGGATGCAGATGACTGGTGGGACAGGCTGGTCCGGGACGGGGAAGCATTTGTGATGGATCGTGATCAGTCATTTGCAGCCAGGAAGCTGATAGCGGCCATCATGCAGATCATAGAGGAGGATTATAAGCGTGGGAAAAGTATTAACAGCACAGAAGGTGAAAAATCTGCCGGTGGGGACAGACGTGATCCTGGTCCGTGATGGTACCGGCAAGTCCGGGAAGCTCTGGGTCATCAAGTCCGGCAGGAAGAAGATGCTGCGCGGAGTGATGGGGCTCCATGAGATTGTAGACAGGCCGGGATGGCATTATGAGAAGGCGTGATCCGCAGTGACGAGGACGGCCCGGCCATCGATGAGGCGGTAGTGTGGCAGGCGGAGTTTATCCAAGGGCGGCTATACGATGCGATCGAGTCGCCCTGGGGCACGACAATGTATTTCTGTTATTGAGGAGGTAGCGAGATGAGGATGGTCATTAGAGACTTGTCGCTTGGCGGTGCGGTTCCGGTCGAAACGGAAGTCAGACGGGAGATGGGGAAATTGGTCATCAAATGGCTGGATAGTGAGTTTGTGCTGGATGCGGATGAGATCCGGAATGTGTTGGAGGAGGACGACCTTAAATGAAGTTATGTGGAATACCGGAACCAACGACTATACCGTCATGCCCCATGAGCGACCAGAGCGTGAAGGCCGACGAGGGCAAGCTGCAGCTGACGCTGGTGCCCAGGGAAATGATCCGGGCAGTGGCGGCCATACGGATGTACGGCAACTCTAAGTATCCGGAAGGCGGGCCAGACAACTGGAAGAAGGTCGAGCCGGAGCGGTACCGGGACGCACTGTTCCGGCACCTGCTGGCGTATCTTGATGATCCGTCCGGCGTGGATCCTGAGAGCAGACTGCCGCACTTGTGGCATCTGGCCTGCAACGCGGCATTCCTGATCGAACTGGAGAAGGGAGAATGACCATGCAGATGAGAGTGGTAAACACGAAGACGGACGGAGCTGAGCCTGTTTACGTGGAGGTGGAAGCTGACGACAGGTATCTTACGATCCACTTCCATGACACCGATCTGCAGCTGCCAATCGAGGAGATTAGGAGGACCGTAAGAGGGAGAGG